AGCCGCGACCGACTCCCGCAGGCCGGCACGCCTTCGCCCGGCACGTTCCCGTGCCTTCTCCAGGGATGCCTTGGCCGTGGCCCGAGCCTTCGACACGTTGTGGGCCCTACGTTGTCCCGTGCCGCCACCGTGGCTGAAATCCGACCGGGCGAAGTGTCTGCTCCCGACACCCGTTGAGGTCACATGCAGTTCCCGCACAGCCGCCTTGACTTCATCCAGCACAGGCCTGCCGGCGTCGGCGATCGTCTTGCGCAGGTTCCTGCGGAGATCCGTGCGCCCAGCAGCGCGTAGCTTCTTGGCCAGATTCCGCGCGTGACTGCCGGACTGGCCCGAGGACAGCCGGATCTCACCCATGTCAGGTCACAGCACCGTTTCGTCGCTGACGATTTTGGTCTGGAACACTGGGTTGATCTCGTCGCTGTAAACCTCGAAGTCGGTCGACATCATCACGATGTCCGGGCCGCCCACGTTCGGCGCGGCCGCCTTCAACTTGACGGCGGGTATGACGAAGGACAGCAGGAAGTTCGACCCCGAGGCACCGATCGCCGCGCCGGTCAGGATGAACTGCATGCACAGGGTCGTGTTCGCCTTGAAGACATCATACAGTTCGACCTTGGAGAACTCCGCCGCGAGCTTGCCCGTGATCGTCGGGATGCCGTTCTCCAACTGCTGCGCCTTCAGGCCTGCGTTGCCAATGCCGTACCGGTCCACCTTCATCGGGACCTTGCTGGACAACGAGAACTCGTTGACGATCGTGGCCATGGCCACGCCACTCGTGATCGTCGTCTCGCCCGATGCCGTGTTGGCCGTGCCGCCCAACAGGATCTGCGCCTGGTTGAAGGAAAACACGCTGGAGCCGGCCAGATAGCTCGCGGTGGCCAGGGCGGTCGTCGTGTCCTCGGCCTGTCCGTCCACGGTGAGCTTGATCGTGGGGATGCCGTTGTCCTTCAGGTCGAAATCCCACCCGACGAACTTGCATCCCGTGTAGAGGAATGGCCGCACGGTTCCCGTCGACGGCTCCGGGCGTCCAATCTGGATCGTCAGACCCTGTCCGAGATGGTCACCGGGCGTGTGGATCTGCTTATACGCCGTCGTGGTGCCGATCTGGGTTGGCGTCACGATCGTCGAGCCGAGGGCGTGCTTCCACAGCAAGCCCATGCCCTTGGTGGCGTGCTCGATGAGTCCGGTGTCACCGGTCACCGCCGAACGGGACTGGAACGCCCGCGAGGCGCGCTTGTACTTGATGCCCGCGTGCAGGCCAGTTGGCTCGACCCAGTTCGGGTCGAACTTCAGTGATTCACCACCGTCGAACTCCACGAATCGCGTTGGCGTGACCGAACTGTTCCAGTTGGGAGTCGCCTGCGCGAAGCCAATTTGGGCGTCGAGACCTGATCCGGTTGCCATGTCAGTTCTCCTTGGTGGCCGGGGCGGCCTTCACGGGCTTGTCTTCCACGAGCGACCACTGGGCGTGCGGCCACAGCCGGGCGTCGTCACCTTCGCCGACCTGGTAGGCATCGGCCGGCTGCTCGACCGCCAGGGCGCCTGCTACCTCGATGATCTGTCCGGCGTTGACGAGCAGCGAACCGGCCTTCTCCGGGGTCCGGTAGACGTGCACAGTTGGGCCGACATTGGTGAACCTGGGCATCAGTTACTCCCTAGATGCGGGTCTGGACGTGGATGTGGAACACGAGGCGCCCCTGCATTCCGTCGGAAGTGGGCCACGGAAAGAAGCTCTTCGGTTTGATTGCCGCGACAAAGTACGGCGCCTGCGCGATTGATGGATCTGCGCGCAGGACCGTTTCCACCGTGGCCATCAGGCCATACGCGGTGTCTCGGCACGCCTTTGTCTCTGGTGGTCCACTCAGGACGTAGGCGCAACAGATGATGTCGAACGTCTCGCTGCGAGCCTTGTTCCCGATCCCTGCCCACTCCTGGTCCATCTCGACTGCCAGGAACTCACCGTCCGGGTCTCCGTCGTAGCCGACGTAGACGGCGTTCTCGAAGTCGCCCGTGATGACCGGACCGTCCCATGCTGTGACTCCGGCTGCGGTCAGTGCGGCCACAAGGGCATCGATCGTGGCTGGCACACTCGACGTTGCCGTCATGCCATCCCCGGCATTCCGCCGCCGAGCAACTCCATCGCCTGATTGGGGATGGCGAACCCGATCCCAGGAACCATGGTCGTCTCGGTACCGCCGACCCGCGGGCCGCCCTTTACTCCGCGGCGTGTCTGCCACAGGTTTTGGACGATGAACTCCGCGGCTTTGGTGAACGACTCCGGCACGATGCGGTAGCCGGCCACATAGGTCACCGCGATGTGCCCGACCAGGGTGGGGCCGAACATCACATCGATGATGCCGGCCGGGTCCAAGTGCAGGTTCGCCACGTCCCACGTCATCGTGCCGTCCACGCGGGCGACGCTGGTCAGCGAGAGTGCCGGTGTGTGCGATATGGCAACCCGGAACCGGGCGGTGTCGATGCCGTAGGGCATTGCGGAATTGGCGACCTGGCCGATGCCGCGGAAATACTCTGGCAGGTAGATCTCGTCCACAAAGGTACGTCTGATGACGGCCTCGTTGCGGATTCGTTCCACCGCGTCGGTCGCGGACTCGATGAAGTCGCGCAGGTCTTCGTCGCTGGCCGTGGTGTTGTTCAGGTTGAGCTGGTTCTTCATCGTAGCCAGGGACACGAGGTAGCCGGGCGATGCGGTGCGGACGTCGAATATGTCGACATACGCACCGGGGTTCGTGCCGGTGCCCACCCAATGGGCTACGTGCCTTCCCGGCTGCGTGGTCAGGTAGTCGTATTGATAGTGGCCCGTACTCGCTGGCGCCACGACTGTGGGCACGGTGGTGTCATCGGGCAGGGTGATGGTCAACGTCATCGTGTCGGCATTGACCAAGCCGCCAGCCGGCGACGTGAGGGTCATCGAGAGGCGGTAGAGATCGCCAAGGTCGATAGCCATCAGAGGTTCACCACTGATACAGCTCCATAGACAGCGGTCTTGCGCAGTCCACCGGACAGCACGTCGCAGCGATACCAGCCCTGGGTCAGAACTACGGCGGACGCCGGCACGGCGATAGAGGCCTTGCCGTTGGGCGCGTCGGTGATGGTGATCTGACCACCACTGACGCCTTTCCAGACAGCCGGGTCAGTGTCCGACGTGGACGCGGTCGGCTTGAGATATGCCTCTAGCGACATCCCGGTGATATCGAGTGTGGTCCCAGCGGTAGGCACGTTCGTGGTGATGACGACGCGGATCACCTCGTCGTTGTTCTCGTTGAGGGTGATGTCCTGCTTGTTGGCCATTTCACCTCCCGCAATTCGTTGCCGTGCCGCCGTAGGCATCGACGGAGACGGTCGCGCTGTCGGCGTCGATGGACGTGGTGGTGGCGTACGCATCGACGGAGACTGTTGCCGAGTAGGCCGTGACGGTGGTGCTCGTGGCGAAGTCCTGGCACACAAAACCCGGCTGCGCGACGATCGCGGCCCAGTTGTCCAGGATGTTGCCGCGCCGGATCGGCGGTACGGCCGGGCGCCGGGACTTGATGCGGCCCACGACCGGCGTCGAGACGGGGGCAACGGGGCCAGGCGGCAGAACCCAGAACCGGCCACGCCTGACCAATATGGGTCGCGCGGTGCGGTTCGGGCCGAGTTTGTTGGGCGTCCACGGCGTTACGGCCGCAGGCTGGGCCGGCGGCGTCCACAGCAGACGGCCACGACGGGTCGGGCGCAGCGATGCGCGGGTTGGGCTGATCTGGTCCGGCACGCCGAGCGTTGCCGGCGGTACCCAGCGGGTCAGGCTGCGACGGGTAGGCAGAGGAGTCGGTCGGTTGCTGACCAGGAAGCCTGGCGGCGTGGCCAGGGCAGGCGGAGCGAGACCGACGAGCGGCACCAGGAAGAACGTGCCCCGGCGTGGCGTGTAGGTCCGGGCTCGCGGTCCAGCAGGCTCCGTGATCGGCGGGATTACCGGGCCTGTCCCAGCGACCAGCGGGGGTACCGGGAAGAACCGGCCACGGCGCTGGGTAGCCGATCGGAATCGCGGGCCGGCCGGCTCGATCAGGCTGGCCACCGTGGTCTGTGCCGGCGGCACGATCAGGAACCGACCTCGGCGCACCGATGCCCAGCGTGGTCGCGCTCCGCTGGGTTCGATCAGCGCGAACGCCGTCGAGGACGAAGGGCTGATGACGGCGAACGTGCCGTGCCGTGTCCGCATCGCGCGCTGTCGTAGCGCGGGAGAGGTGAAGCTCGGGACGTAGGCCGGTGAACTCGGAGCCGTCGCGGGAGGTGGTACGGCGAGGAATCGTCCGCGCCGTGGGAGCGGCATCCATCGTGGACGCCAGCCGCCCTGATCTCCGACGGCGGGGACGGAAGCCGGTGGTGTCGCCGCGACGACGGCCCAGGGTGGATCGAACCATCGTTTGCGGGGGAGGATCAGGTTGCGCCAGCGCCTGTTCACTGCGCCTCCCGATCACCCCCGTCGCCAAACCTCCAACACTGTCGGTTGAGTTACTGTCACTCTTCCCATTCGACGCTCAGCGTGTAGGCATGCGAGGTCGGCAGCGCGTTGTCCCTGTTGACGAACGCGAGCCCGTTCGTGGTGCCGGCCGCGACGACGAACTCCTCCAGCAGTTCCCACGGCAGGTCCGCGCCGGACTGGGAGTTGAACGACATCCGGTACTGGTCGTTCGCGTTCGGCGTCGGTGGCGTCGCGAACGCCGAATCCCAGATCATGCCTGCGGCGGCCGAGTTCGGATCCAGTTTCGCCGGCGTCATGCCTGCCGTCGGCGTGGTGCCGGCCGTGCTGACACGGTTGATGCCGACCGTCAGCTGCTGCGAGGTC